ACGGTGTTCTTTGAGTACCCGAAAGACATCAGAAAAGTGATTTATACCACCAATGCGATAGAGTCGCTAAACAGTGTGATTCGAACGGCGGTGAATAAGCGTAAGGTGTTCCCGTCTGATCAGGCGGCATTCAAGGTGGTGTACTTAGCCACCCAGCAGGCATCCAAAAAGTGGTCAATGCCGATCCGTAACTGGACGTCTGCTCTTAATCGCTTTATGATTATGTTTGATGATCGTATTAGTAAGCATTTAATCTAAATGGCAGTTACACAGAATCTGGGATGGTCTCGTAGATAAGGACGATGCTTCAGGTTAACCTCACACTTGTTGTAAGTCTAGCAACGGCTTCTGCCTTTCCAGATTACGTTTATAGCTTCTGTTATACTAAAAACTAGTCAAGCGATAATATTTAGTTACTATTAAATTATAAAACTGAAAAACAAATCTAAAGTATACTCACAAGTGTACTAAAATATATATTTAAATATTTATCTATATACATCAAACACTTAACAACAATTAACCGTTCCGGCTCCGGGTACCATTACATAGTCCTATACTATCTTATAGAACAGCTAAAGCCCCTGATATCAGGGGCTTTGTTGTATCTGACGTTCTATACTGTCCTGCTCTATCTATCTCAATCTGTGCATCTGATGTACATTAATCTCTCAGTGCTCGTTTGAAATAATAATCATGATAAGTGATATAGATGACGAGCATCTCAAACGCCCTACTCACCTATACCACTATTCTTAAAGAAACCTATCTAGATTACACACTTGGTTTTGCAAGTAGCATTGTCAATTTATGCTCTTAATAGCCAAATCAGCTATCTAATAACACGTTGCCATAATCATCACGCAGGTCTTTTTTGACCATTTTGCCAGCGCCATTCAGCACGATGTTATCTACAAAGATGACTTTATCGGGTATTTGCCAGCTGGCGATTTTACCTTCGTAAAAGCTTAGCACTTGCGACTCATCGATTTCTGAATCTGGTTCTTTCACTACAATCAATACTGGACGCTCGCTCCATTTTTTATGCTTTGCAGCAATAGCGGCTGCCATTCTTATCTGCGGATGGGCGACTGCGATGTTCTCTAGCTCTACTGACGATATCCACTCTCCACCAGATTTAATCAAATCTTTTGAGCGATCCCGAATATTCATATAGCCATCGGCATCAATAGTTGCAATATCACCTGTGTCGAACCAACCATCTTCAGTTATCGCATCAGGATTTTCTGTGTAATAATCGTTGATGATCCAATGCCCTTTGATCTGTAAACGACCTTGAGACATACCATCTTCTTCAACTCGCTGTAGCGGCTCGTCAGTATCGATGAGACGTAGCTGAACGCCGTAGGGTGGACGACCTTGAGAGTTACGCAACTCATTAATCTCATCTTTACTCAGCGATTTATGCTTGGCTTTTATTTGATTCATCGTTCCAAGTGGGCTGGTTTCTGTCATGCCCCAACCATGCACCGCATCGCAGTTAAAGTCTTCTCTGAACGTTTTGATTACTGATGGTGGGCATGCGGCTCCTCCGACGATAGTACGCGTCATGCTATCAAGCTTACTACCTCTGGCTTTGGCAGCGGTTAATAGGCTTTGCCAGATTGTTGGAACCCCTAGAGCAACCGTAACATGACAATCATCAATGAAAGATACTAGGCTGTCACCATCGAGATTTGGACCAGGAAGTATGAGAGAGCAACCAGTCAGGGCAGCTGCATAAGGTGTGCCCCACGCATTGACATGGAACATCGGTACTACGGGTAACAAAACGTCTTGTGCAGAGAGCGCGGAGACATCAGGCATGCACAATGCCATCGCATGCAGCACAGAAGAGCGATGAGTATATAAAATACCTTTAGGATTACCGGTAGTTCCTGAGGTGTAGCATAAAGAGCTGGCTGTTGCTTCATCGAATTGAGGCCAGTCAAAGTCAGTCGAGTTTTCTGCTAATAGCTCATCAAAGAACAGTACATTAGGCAGTTTCTCTACGATACTATCATCTCGATCACTTAGACAAATGAAGTGTTCAACACCTTTGATATGCTCTTTGATTGCCATAATTAACGGTAGGAAAGTAGTATCAAAAAACAGTACTCGATCATCAGCGTCATTGATAATGTAGCTAAGCTGCTCAGGGAACAAACGTGGATTGATAGTATGGCAAACCATGCCACTACCTGAAATGGCATACCAAGCTTCTAAGTGCCGACGATTATTCCAAGCCAAAGTTGCTATGCGTTCTGATGATTTAAGTCCCAGTGTAGCCAACGCATTGGCCAATCGTTTTGAGTTATCTGAGACAGTACGCCAATTGGTATGAGTCATCTGTCCATCGACTTCTTTGGACAAAACCGCCGTATCACCATGATAACGGGCAGCGTGTTCGATTAGACCACTGATCAGCAATGGCTGATACATCATTTTTCCTAACATAATACACTCCCTGTAGTTATTTGAAAGTCCGCTTATTCTTGCTACTGCATTGCCTGATGCGAAGAATAGGCCTCAACTAAGAATAATCAGAATTATTCTTTAAGACAAGCTAATATTATGTTCTCCATAGGCAACGAAAAATTGTAATTCAATTTCAAAGACTTGATGATTACTCTATATAAATAGTTTTTACTTTCTCATCAAAAGTTTATTGGTATCATTGTTTCTTTAATTAACCGTAAAATTTAGACAAAAAAAATCCGACCACCTAAGTGATCGGATTTTTAATGTTTGGTGGAGATGGCGGAAACTAAACTATAGTTGTAAGTATCTGATAATAAACATTATTAGCAATTTAAAAATAGACGATACCAACCATAATACCAACAATCGTTTTTCGTTAAAAATGTACTCTAATTCTATTCCACTGACTCAATAATATTTTGTAATTAGTTGTGATTTTCCCATCCTGTTTTCTTACATTGACCTCGTTGATAACAGTTCTGAACATACAAAATTTACATTCTATTGTCCGCATATAGCTATCACATCTTCAAGGGCTGGCAAGCAACAGTATTTGCTATAGGTGAATCCTAAAGACTTAAGCTACATTTTATTCGCTAAGCATATAATAACGTTGTATGTCGTAGCTTATAGTTGCGTCATGATATTGCTCAAAACTTACTAATCAGTTAAAGTAAGGTAAAATACAATTGTTTGGCAATGAGCTTCAATAAGTTTATTAGTTAGTACCTCTTAATTCTCAAATTGGTAAAGATCTATTTTACAACCCTAAGCAATATTGCTTAGGGTTGCATACGTTAGGTTGGGATTAGCAGAAGGATGTGATTATGAACAAGGTATTACTAGCCGCGGCACTATCTGTGTTCGCTTTATCGTCCAATGCTGGCGTTACTACGATAGACAATCCATTTCAAAGCAATACAGTTCTGAAGGAATCTGTTGAAGTGGATCACCCATTGTTTGCCAAGGGAGCTGGTGGCGCTCAATGCAAAGGCTTACCTAGTACCTGCGGCCAAATGGCCAATTGTGAGCAAGCTAAGCAGGCACTGGAGTGTGGTCATAAGCAATTAGATAGAGACAAGGATGGTGTGCCATGCGAATCGATATGTCCAGGCGGTTAATTAGCATAGCGGCCTTGTCTCTAGCTGCATGCACTCCTGCCCAAGATGAAAGAGATAAGTTTGTTTCTGGTGGTGTTGCGGTGCATGAAGCGTTCTGGGCCGTTGATCATGATACGCCCTATCCGTTCACTACAGATGGTGAAATCTCATGTGTCTATTATCCAGATTTTGGCATTGAAGTGTATTTTCAACCTTTCGGCTATATCGAAGACTCTTCTATTGGTACGCCGCTTAATAAGGCAGCTGCAGAGTCTCTGAAGAAAGACGGCATGATTCCAAATGTGCCGTACAGTATTAAGGAAGGTGCTGACTTGAGCGAGGCTGTAGCGGTGGGGCTGAAGGTTTGTCGTGAAATTAAAATCTTATAAGACATAGTCAATACCCTGACTCCTTATGAAATACAGATAAGACTCTTCATGTCTGTAGACTCCATAAATTAATTATTACAGTAAATTTTGAATTTAACATAAATATTATTAATCGGGTTCTTGATGACTAAATGATACAATACTTGGATATATAAATACTTAATAGAATTGAGATACATCAATGGCAACCGGCGACCAAATTAAAAATCTTATCAGAGCACATTATCAAAATGATATATCTCGTTTTCAATCTGTCGCGCTTCAAATTGCTGCGAATGAATCAAAAAAATCTCATCATAAGCTTGCTAAAGAGATAAAAGAAATTATAGAAAAGGGCTCGCCCGTTCAGAAGAACTATGATAAAAATGGGATGAATATTTCTCAGAAAGATGATATTAATGGAAGTTTACAATTAAAATTTACTTCAGTTAATAAACATGAAATAGTTTTTTCAGATAGTGTACGAAGTAACTTAAATAAAGTTATAAATGAACATAAAAATATTAATAGTTTAAGAGAATTTGGATTAAATCCACGTAGAAAGCTATTGTTTCACGGATTACCTGGCACAGGTAAAACTATGTCAGCAGCTATGATAGCTACTGAGCTAGATATGCCTTTTTACGCCATACTCCTAGATGGATTGATAAGTAAATACATGGGTGAGACAGCTGCTAGACTTCGGGCAATATTCAATTTTATTTCTAACAATAAAGCGGTTTATCTATTTGATGAATTTGACTCAATAGGTACAGATAGAAGTAGCGCTAATGATCTTGGAGAGATAAAAAGAGTATTGAATTCTTTTTTGATATTTTTTGAAGAAGAAGACTCAGAAAGTATAGTAATAGCAGCTACTAATCATGTTCAGTCTTTAGATAAGGCGTTATTTAGACGCTTTGATGATATTATAGAGTTTGGTCTTCCCGGCCAAAGAGAAATACAACAACTTATTGAGAATAAATTTATATTATTCGATTTTTTAGTTAAAAATTGGCAAGAAATTTTTGACTCAGCAAAAGGCTTAAGTTACGCCGAAATATCAAATGCTTGCGATGATGCCGCTAAAGATGCAGTATTAAACAATAAAAACAACGTTATTGAAGGGTTTTTAATAAAATCTCTCAAGACTAAAATCCGACTCTAAAGAGATAAGCGATGAATGACTTTAAAAACCACCTTTCTTATAATATTATTGAAACATATAAATATCATGCTCAGGGTAGCCCAGTCGGAAACCAAGAACTTAATGTTAAACCTCAAAGAGAGCATGGTCGATACTTACTAAGTCAGCTCGCACATGCTTACGATCAAATTTCAGAAATCAATAATAACTCGATAGACTCAAATGACGTATCGAAACCCCATCCAATTACAAACTTGGACGGGGTTTTTTTAACTGTAGAAAGCGATATAAATACTGAGATTGATACCAACTCGTTTGACAACACGATTTTCAAACTTCGAACATTAAAATCAGAAGACAACAAGCAGGTTCTTACTTTTTTCTTAGACTCAAACAATCAAGAGGCTTTTGAAAAAAGAATAAAAAACTTTACTAATAAACTGACAGCTACAGGAAAACCTAGAAATCAAAAAATGCTTAATAATATTTCTATTATTAGAAATACAAACCTTGAAGACTTATGGAAAGGTGAAAGCAACTCTCTACCTACAAATCTACATGAAAAAATAAATTGTGAAATATGGTTTGAAATAACAAAAAATTCTTTATTAAAAGAAGACTGGAACTTGAATGATTGTAATATCTTAGCATCCTCTGAAGATTTAGATATATCTATTAGCTCTTCTTTTATAACTCTTCCTAATTTAAAAATTTATAAGGTGAAAGCTAATCGAATAGAGTTAAAAAAAATACTAAATTTATATTCGGATGTAGTAGAAATAAGACCTTCATCTGAAAGTCCTAGCGTATTCGTTGATATGGGGCTAAGAGATCAATTAGATTTTACGAATGATTTAAATGATAGAATTATCATTCAGAATTCAGAAACCCCTATTTTTGTTTCAATCTTAGATACTGGGGTAAATTACAATAATAAACTTTTGAAAGAAGTTTGTAAAAGTTCATATTGTGTTACTTGGAACTCGGGCTGGGCTCCTTATACTGATAATTACGATTACAGTCTGACACACGGGTCACGTCAGGCAGGTATAGCTGCGTTTGGTGCAGCTTTAACACAAAATCTTATTGATACGGGAGAAGTTGTTCTAACTCATGAAATTGAGTCAGGAAGAATTCTGCCTGCTGTAGGTCGTAACGAAGAAGAACTCTATGGAGCAATTACTTTAGCTACTATTGAAAAACTACGTACCGCCCAGCCTAATGCTAAAAGAATTTATAGTATGGCAGTAACCTCATCATACAAAGACGATGGACTACCTACTTCATGGTCTGCTGCGATTGATAATTTTTGTATGAGGAACAACGAAGATAAAACAAATTTATTTTTAATATCTGCAGGAAATGCACAGAACGCACAAAAAGATTATTGGAAAAATGCTGAAGATACAAAGATTCAAGACCCTGCACAAGCATGGAATGCAGTTACTGTAGGAAGCTGCACGAATCTCTATAACGTTAGTAATTTATTAAATCCTGAGATATGCTCAAGAATAGGTGACATCAACCCAACCACCTCAAGTTCAATTAACTGGGAATGGAAAGATGCTCCATTTAAACCTGAAATTATTTGTGAAGGTGGCAACAGATTAATTGACCAATATGGCAGTATAAATAGCCATGATGATTTATCTATGCTAACAGCTTCAGGTAAGACTCAAGGAGCAGTTATTGGTCTGCATACTGATACAAGCGCAGCAACTGCAGAAGCGTCTTACATAGCTGCAAAAATCATGCGCGCATATCCAGACAAAAGACCAGAGACTATAAGAGGTTTATTAGTTCATTCTGCTGAGTGGTCAGATGCAATAAAAGAAAAACTCGAATCTATTGCTAATAGAAACATTAGACAAAAAGATAAAATCAAAGTTTTAAGAATATGTGGGTATGGAAACCCTGATTTAACAAGGGCTATGGAGAGTCAAAACAATAGATTAACTTTGATTATAGAATCATCAATCAAACCATTTGACCATAAGAAACACTTCCCTTTAAATAATTTTAATATTCACAGCTTACCATGGCCTAAAAAGGTTCTTAGAGAATTACCATTAGGTACGCAAGTTAAGCTAACTATTACACTATCCTACTTTATCGAACCCAACCCCAGAATACACACAATAAAGAGTAAATATGTTTATCGTTCGCATGGTCTTTCATTTGCATTAATAAAGCCTGGTCAAAGGAAAAAAGACTTTATTCAAAGCATAAGTAGGAGGGACAAACGTGAAGATGACTATGAAGAAAGTGACTATGAGCACCGATGGTATTTTGGTAAGCAGCTACAGAATACTGGTTCAATACATAAAGATATTTGGGAAGGAAATGCAGAAGATTTAATTGATATGTCAGAAGTAGCTATTATTCCGGTTACAGGCTGGTGGAAACTTAATAAGGACAAAAATAAATGTCTAGAAAATGTTAACTATAGCTTAATTGTTAGTCTTGAAGTTGAAGATAACGAAGTTGATATTTATACAGAGGTAGCCACTAAAATAGCCGACCTTAATCAACTAGCTCATGCTTTACCAGTAGAAGTATCTGTTAAATAGATTTTCTAAAAAAAGCTTATAAAATAAAAAACCCGCAAGAGATATATTTTACTTTATAAGCTAATTTTAATGAGAGAGCTAATCGTTTATTTAAATCTAATTCTTCACGTTTTCGTTGATTAACGGATAGCTATCAGATTCAAAGAAAACTAAATCTAAGCCAGCCCTGTGCAGTATTGCTTTTAAATCCTGTACTCTCTGTTCTTTATCAGACTTAGATTCTCCCGAATAAATTGATACTGCAACTCTTGTAAGATTGGTGTTCTTCTTAATAGCATTTACAAGATGGTTATCATAATCTTGATCTAAAGAATGTCCAACCACTATTAAAGAACCTTTAATTTCAGAGAAGGTTTGATAGCAAAATGTTAAATAGCTATTAGATAGGATTTTATTCAGCTTATACTCACTTTTACCCTCAGAAACATACACAGGTATTTTAGTGTTAATTCCTTCGTAGTTAAAATCTTCACTCGATGGCAAGGAGTTTGACGTGTGACCAATTTTAGAAACCGCTCCTACCAAGTCTTGTTGCAAATGCAAAGCTCCATGCAAGTAGTAAAACCCTATTTTTTTTCCATAGATACTTGTATCTTGCGGATCAAACAAACCATTACTGTTCCAAAAGAAATCTGCAATCTTATTAGATGGCAAGCTGCTGTATGACGACCAATACAAAATCAAGTCATAACATGTGGTGAATATTTTTTCAAAAACCTCAAGCTCTTTCCCAATTTCTTCTTTTTTAACATCGGAATAATTAATATGTACAGCTTCAACGGTATTAAAGAGATTATCTTGGACCGTCTTATAAAGATCTAAATATTCTTGTAGATCATCTTCACCAATAGATTTTTTTACTAAAATAGCATATGCCAAAGCTTTTAAGACTTCTTCAAAGTTAACTGTCTTGAGATCTTCAAATATTCCTACTATCTGCTCACTCAAAACTGGCTTAATTGCATTTTTTTTTGAGTATTCATAAAGCGATTTATATGAATATCGATTCCAAATATTCAGACTAAATCCGTTGCCAAGTAACAAATTATCCCAATCGCTACTCTTTATATCATTCCAATTCTGTATCAAACTCCTTACTCCTTAGCTCTTGCCAGTTTATGATGTTAGTAATGACTTCTTTGAACTTTCCGTAAAAAACGCTTTCAAACCTGTCGCATTATGTAGTTTACTATTTCTTAACTACAAACTTTCTTAGACTGGCTAATCTTGCCATTCTTACAGACAAACTTACCATCTTTGCAATGCGATACACCGCCCATGCTTTTTGAGCAAGGATAGTTTTGAGCATTTACCTGCATTACTGGTGCCATCACTAACATAGATAAGAAAAGCGCTGAAAATAGCTTCATAACCACAAACTTAATAGGTAAATGACGTAAGTTTGAAATGTATCACTGCCCCATTTTATTAGCAATAATTATCTTACTTATGTTTATTTCTATAAATAATTCTTAAATTATAACTCTACAGCCCGCCTTGAGCGGGTTTTTTATTGGCCAATTATTATTTATAGTCGTAAGCAGTATCGATATTATATTGATTAACTCGGTATTAACTAATACGATTAAGGCTGGCTCACAAAGTGATAAATTATGTCAACAATTAAAACTGATATTGATATGAAGGCACTAACAGCTAGCGGCAAGCGTGGGCATGAGCTTGTTAAATGGGCTTATGAGACATTGCACTACGATGGTGAAAAATTGGTACACACGGCTATCTACGCTGGCACGCCACACGTCAACCATATCTATGCTGCTAGTATGCTTGGTTATAGCACAGCCACATTACGTAACTGGTCTAGTCAGAACAACGGACCAATACAACCAAGGCGTATCAACGGTAGACCTTACTGGCGTATGCGTGACATACGCCAACTTCTTGAAATTTAGCTTAAAGGTCTTTAATGCTTCAGCATCATCGCCTGTTTGACTGTCCTGATTTACGGTTGCTATTAAGTATTAGTGTTCACGACTCTTAAATACCAGTGGTAATTTTCTGGCTAGATTAGAAACAGAACAAAGTTAAAACGACTATTACTACCGATAAAACGTAGAACACTACGCTATATTTAATGACTTATAGCGTTCTATTACTGTTTAACAGTATTGCTCAACAATTACTAATCGGTTAAAGTTGGTAAATATAAACTTGGCTGATGGTGTGCAATGGATATTAAGAGAATAATAATTATAGCGATCATAGTATTTCTGAGTATCGTTGGCATTAACTATTATAACAGCGCCCAATCCGCTAAAAATATAGCAGCGCGTCAGGCTGAAACAGATGCTTTGCGTGCCAGCCTTCCGCAACCTATAAATCAGCAACCTACTGCTGATAAAGCACCACCTACTATCCAACCGCAAGAAAGTGGTGAGTTCGAGTCTCTGCCAGTTGTTGCAGACATCGAACCACAAGTCACCAATGCGAGTTCGGTAACTGATCCGACAGCCTTAGCCGATAAAGCTAAGCTTGATAACGCCCGCTTAAGATGGGTTGACACGTTTAAAATAGCCATTAGCACACCTAGAGTGCAATTAAACGAAGAGATAAAAACCTTACAGGCTATAAAGTTTGAGGTTATTACTACAGAGGTTGGGCCTTGCATGAGTGCAGCTAAGGCGCACTTAGCTGAGGGAATGAGCATTACTATTGACGGTCTGCTAGATTATAAAACCCACACTGATACAGGTGTGGATTTGTTCACTGAGTCTACTACTAGGTCAAACAAGGAAATGGCTATGTACAACTCGATGTCCATTGCGTGCGTTGCTAAGCTTTAGCGACTTTACTGGTCAATTAACCAAAGGGTTCGTCATGATGACGAACCCCAATGAAATACCTAATCCGGTACCACTATCCAAAATTGGACAATGCTATTACCTTGCTAGCCCTGCTCAGATTTGAGCATGCCTTAGCAGCTCCCAACGTCCTCAATCTGAGGAAGTCACGACCGCTCATCATGACGATGAAGGCTACCGACCCCTACCCAAAGTTGGACAGGGGTCGGATTTGAAATCCGACCCTTATGATCTACTCGTGTATCAAAACCAGTTACAACCATAATAATTTGCCTAGACTATTTTGCCCCGATGTTTTAGCCGTTCTTACCCCTTCCCAATTTTGGGCGGGGTAGCATTACCACCATTAATCGATACGATACGTCCAGTATTGGACCCATCTTTTGTGCGTATAAATATTTTCGTTACACCCTATCTTTTAGGGTGTGCATTTACGCACGGAATAAGTGATTGATTTATCTTAACTTCCCCCAATGGGGGAAGTTGTTTATCCATCCTCAATGTGAGGTTGGGCCCACCTATTCCGCATTTGAAATGCGGAACCCTGATAACAAAGGGCTGATATCGGCGTTACCGTGTAACGTGCCAGCCTTCATGATAGACATCTCTGCCAAACCAAGGGTCGCATTCTAAATGCCTTCCTTGCTAGCATTTCAAATGCGATCAAGATTATTCCACTTCTTGCTTCCTTGCTTCCTTGCTTCCTTGCTTCCATTGGTAGCTTTAACCTCAAAAATAGGTTTTGAATAACAACATTTAACAACAGGCAATCTTGCTTACCTGAGAATAAATAGAGCTGAGTTGCTACGCCATTAGCTGACTTAATTCCATCCGCCATTGGCGATTTGGGCTAAGTGCTTGATATTGTCAATAATCCAAATATGGATTAGCTATTTGCTGCATCATTAGGGGGTGGATGACGGCTTTCAATGTCAATGATTCGTAAACATCGATCACACTTAAACGATATCAACCCATTGGCGTTTAAAACGCTGATGGGTCAGCCCTTACCACGGCGATGAAAGGTGGACTGCGCCGCCAATACCTCCTAACGACCTACCGCCATAGGTATTCGTCATCATGTCGTAAACCCGGTGAGCAGTAGGCCACCAGTAAAAAATTGGTAGTTGCTGATAGCGGGGCCCCCAAAGTTTGAGACGCCCTAAAGGGCATCTGTGTGGTGATTTCCTCCACGCAGGCAAGCAACCCTTTATTACCAAATAGGGCGTTAACTTCTTCACACCCTACTACGCTCAGTAATTCTTACCTTCAACCTCAAATTGAGGATGGATTAATTATTAGCGATCGCAGTTTAATATTTGGCATTGGGTGTCCCCAATTGTGGGGAGACCCTGGTGCTTGTTATTTATTGGCCATAATTGATATTGGCGCAACCATTAGAGGAATTCAAACAGTTCAGTCATCTGGAATTACCGGATAACTCAGATGCCGGGTAATGCTCGTGAAGTGAGTTGCATCCAATTGTGGATGTATTGCATCAGGCTGCGGCTGCTGGCAAGTAATTGCATCTTGATCGGATTTGCAATCTAAGCAAGATTGACTGCTCAACTTTGAGCAGTGACAAGTACCAGGACTAACCCCTACTAATAGCTCTAGCAAGTTCGTCTGATAATGAGGGAGCAGTTAACCTAATTACTGTTGGCTTGGGGGTCGTCGAATTTACGTTACCCTGTGACACATGGTTAACCTTATGCTTATTAGTAAAGACCTCGCCTATTTCTTTGGCTGCCTGCTCTAATAGTTTCGCTGCTAATGGCTTATTCTTGGACTCCAAGGCCTCTCGCGCCATATCGTCAAGCAGCTTTAACCTGTAAGCCTTATTGGCGATTGGTATAGAGTTAATCTCATCGTTGAAGTCTTTGCGGTGCTGTACGAATAATTCTTGCCACTTGCTAGACAAATTAACTCCAGACGCCTTATTAGGATCGTACTTTGCAACCTGTTGCCTAGTGACAACAAACCCGCCAAATTCTTGTTTGACGGCATCAACCACTTCGGATGGGGTCATATAGGTGGCAAGCCCTCTCACGATATAGGCTTTAACCTTAGTGTTCAGCGTTGCCATAATGCCTCCTCGTATCTCTAAGTAAACCTAAATGGCGCTTAGCTTACATTCATTGTTATGCTTTATTATACTTTTTTGGCTGCCTTTAAACTATTTCCAACCATAACAACTCCCAACAGGTTGAGCTTAAAAATATTTTGCATATCAACTGTGGTCAAAATGGTGACAGTTGATTCAAGCCATTCAACGCGCCAGTAATATAAACACCACTTCCCGATAAACATTTATAAACATTGCTATACGTTTTTATAGATTATCAAACCGCTATAGATCTAAATCATCCAGCAACTCAATACCAACCGCATTGGCTGCTATCAGCCCTCTAATGAATGATTTGGTCATCTGCTCATTGTCGCCTTGGTAAATTCAGGTGATAGCTGGGCGACTACTACGAGACTGTCGCGCTTGGCTTGTTCGCCGCTAAATATAAGAACTGTTGCTGGTTTAGTGCTTGTGGAGATTTTAGCCATTGGCGGTAATTCCTTTTGAGATTTGAGGTTCGACACAATGTCGAACCTCATAAATTTCAACTAAGTTATAAGTCTTGTTGGGTTAGCCGACTTACTTTTATTGGCACTGCATATTTCCATTTATCGCCATCCTGATCTGTGAAAGAGCAATCATCATAAGATGCTATCCGCTTACTGCAAATGTCACGCATAGCATCGTTATCACTGGTATTGCCAACTGAACAAAGGATGCCTTTGAAGTCGTTATTTAACAGCATTTTAGTAAAGTCGCTACCTTGTGGGTTTTCTATAGTCATATTGTCGCTCGCTTTGTCGTTGTCGTTGTTTACACGTTCACCCACTGGGTGAACGTAGCTCTATGCCATATCTTCATTGATACTGTCACCTACGTGCAAAGCATTGTAGAGCTTTATCTCTGCCGCCTTTATCAGCGCTTCACGCTTGGCATAGCCATAGGTCTTAGTAGCATCGGCATAGAGAAGTCGGTCTTTATTGTTCTGTGCCTGCCAGCCGGTAATCTTCTGCAGTAGCTCAGCGCAATAAGCCTCAATCTTTTCATCGAACAAGGGCATATCGGCAGTGGGTGCGCTGCCAATGCCAACGCTGGTCATAATAGCGTCAAAATTTTGGCTGCTGGCTTGTACATCATCTTGTCTGTCTTGGTTGATCATAATTCCGTCCTCTTCATAGCACATTATGCTTTTTTCTTGTTACCGTGTAACGGTATAGCATCCAGTCCCGACTTTGAAACGTAAACTGATTTGCAGATTCTTTTAGCTTGGTGGTTATCGTTAGTTATTCTAAAAACAATCTTTTCATGCTTTTGCGATCGCAAGTTTCTGATCAATAATTTGTAGTTCGCTATAGTAGGTTTTTGGTATGACATATTCATGACCCCATGCTTGGCATTTACTTAAGTAGATTAAATCGATACTGTGAAATATCAGCATCAACCAGTGCAGCCAAATCTTCCAAATCATCAAGCATTTTGTCCTTGTAGCCATTCCATTTCTGACTGTACGTTCTTGCAGGGATGTTGATTCCGCTGAAGAATAGTTGGCCTTCAACCGTGTAAACCGTCCATAGCCGGTATAGTTCAAAATGTAGCGTCATACGTGCCATCAGCCGCGCCATCTCCTCAAGAGAGTGGTGTTTTGGTGCTTTTTTACCGTCGTTCCCACACCGTTCAAGCATTAGGGCTGATAAGTGGTTAACGACCGTATTAAAGCATTCCGTCCGATCCCATGCAGCGTCATCACCCCAGACCAATAGACAACCCAACGCCTTGACCTGAGGGTCTTTAATAAGAGCAACTGCGGCCGACCTATCCTCCCAGTTCACCGATGGGGCTAAACCCCCATAACTCGCTTTAAGGTTAGAAGTTTTAGCGCCCATCCCCTTTCTTATCCATTCTCCATTATTCAGCATCAACCGCTGGCTCGTTCCAAACCTTCTATTCAATACACTATTCATTTTGAAGCCTTTCTCTATGGGCTTATCGCCTGTTTTTAGTCTCAGCTTTCTTGAACATTCTGGCACTTATAAAACCATCTATCTGGCAAATATTATTATTGACAGCATCGAGCAGCTACATTTGGTTGCAAGTGGCAGAGACGCCTATTTATAAGGATCTGCGTCCTGCCTGCAAATATTGTAAATCACTAATCCGTCTATGCCCTGTCAAGAAAGCACCCTACAAATTTATAACGCTCTGTGCGGCTTTCTAAGGCTTGCGTTTGTTATCCTGCTATAGATGCCTATCTTATGCAGTTATGGCTTAAAATTGCGATATGGCGTAGCTTAGCGTGCCTTAATTCACAACCCCTGAAACTCCTTGAATTTATCTGTGGTCAATCGATACCCGCGTGGATTGCAGTCGTCACAATCCAAATAACCCAGCTCAACCAGTTCCGACAATGTTCTCTGATGTGTTCTAGCAGAACCGTTTATAAATCTTGACAGCTCAACTCTTCCTACTCGAGCAGGATATCTAGAAGCGGCGTGTCGCAATATCTTCATGCGCGACTCAAAAACGTTTGAATTGCTAACAATGCGACTCACGATCTATCCCCCATAGCTCGGCACGTCATCTAAATCATTCATTATGGGCATGTAATTAGCAAAGCGTGCATATTGCCCTTCAAAGCCCAGTCTGACGGTGCCAGTTGGCCCGTTTCTGCTTTTGGCCAATATAATTTCCGCTGAACCATCAAGCTTGGCGCTGCCCCCTTTCTCTTTTTGTTCGTAGTAGTCGTTACGATAAACAAATGTGATAAGGTCAGCGTCTTGCTCAATCGTACCTGAGTCACGCAAGTCAGACATAATAGGGCGCTTATTAGGCCGCTTCTCAACGTCACGGCTCAACTGGGACAGTAGAAACACGGGGCAACCAAACTCATGACCCAATGCCTTTAGCGTGCGAGTGACTTTGCCGATATTGTCAATCTTGTACTGGCCATCAAGCCCGCCCATTATTTGCAGATAATCAACGCCGATGGCTGATAGCTTGCCGCCAGCTTCACGCTTGATGCGGTTCAAGTGGGTGCGTATCTTCGCAATGCTGATGTCTTTTTCATCCACGATGGTCAGAGGCATGCTCTCTTGGTCTGAGATAAACCGTTGCATCCTTGCCCACTCATCCACACTTAGCTGACCCTTCCTGATAGAAGTAAGCTCAACCTTAGCTTCAGCGCTGGCAAGCCTATCCATGACCTGCTCCTGTGGCATCTCTACGCTAAAAAATACCGCTTCACCTTCTCGGTACTTGGCAATATGTGCAAGCCAGTTCATGACTAAGGCTGTCTTACCCATTGAAGGACGAGCGGCGACCACGACCAAGTTGCCAGCATCAATCATCATCAAGTTATCAAGCTCTGGGAAGCCGGTAGAGATGAAGTTGTTAATACCATCCCTAGCAGCTGCGATACGTTCGATCATTCCGCCCATCAAATCACCTACACGAGAACAACTGTTGTCAGTATCACCCACCTCAAGGTTAGCAATGGCGCTCATAACCTCGTTATTAACTTCAATAGTCTGATTGTCACCCTCTTCAAGCTTCTGTATGCCGTACATCATCTGAGCAATAGACTGCCGACGAATTGAACGGCTTTTTACTAACTGAGCGTAATTGCGCAAACTACTGAAAGCAATACTCGGCACCAAGCTCATTTGAGCAAAGTAACCGGCTGGGCAGCATTCTTCATTGAGCTGGTTACGCTCTTCGAGAAGATCCGCCACCATAACCTCGTCATAAGGCTTGCTGTTCATCGCTAAATCAGTGATTGCTTGATAGATAACCTGATGCCTTGTTGCTTCAAAGTCCTGAGCAATAACAACGTCACTGACTATGTCAAACGCACCCTCTTTGCCAAGCAGCTGATTAAGTACACACTGTTCAGCTTGGATAAATCTCTTCTGATCATTAATCATTGGGTAGCTCCTGCAATCTGAATGTCTGACGTTTGAGTTCTATAGCTACCCCAGTCGCAATGCATCACCAATAGGTTCTGCTGTAATCGGTCCCACGCTCTATCGCCCAAGAACTCACGTAAGCCCCTAATGTCCATATTGGTGGTTATGACGGTCGGCGCTCGGTTGTAACGTAAGGCGATTATCTGAGCAATACGTGCGCGGTCTTTGTCGTGACCGTCACCCGCTCCTAAATCATCAATAATCAGCAACTCGTTTGCAGCAAGCTCCTGAAGGTAATCATATTCACTTACCTGATAATTACCCCAGTGGCCCCGTGCTTGTGCGCCAATATCAAAAGACGTTATCAGCTCGCAAGTATGATCATAAAAATCTTGCTGGTTATAGCTCTTAAACTCGCTTGGCAGCGCCTGCTCTTTGACCAGGTAATGATTGACTGCTATAGCATTGGCCAACATTGTTTTTCCTGTACCTGTGGGCCCCAAAATTACGATGTTGCGAGCATTAGCGTCGATGGTTTTGCTGTACTGCTGCAGTTCGGTGATTTTGGCGCGCTGGTCTTCGCCTTTTACTGGGTCATACCGCCATTCGCTAAATCGACCCATATTCGCGCTCACGCCTTTGTTTTTCATTTTGGCTAGCATTAACGCTCTCATGATGCCGCGGTCTGTTTTAAGGCGCTCTTCGTTGTCACGTACGCGCTTCTCTTCGTTACACTGGCAACAATTAACCTTACCCACTATCTCCCTATGAGCTGTCTGGCCATGTATGTCACAGTCAGCCAATACCTCACGCATAACCGTCGTTCCCAACTCAATCCGCGATAACTCTTTAATAATTTTCATGAAGCGCTCCTGTTCTGCTCGATAGCCCATCCAAAGGGTCGTAATCGGGATCTTCGTACTTGGCATTGACATTCATACTGCTGTACGACGGCTGTGACTGCTGATTGATACCTGGTTCATCAACAATGATGTCGTCTAGCCAGCCTTTACGGTTCAGATAGGTCATAGGGTCTTTGCGAAACTTCTTAGTTGGTGTTGAAGCAACGTATGCTGGCAAGTGCTGCATAATCTGCTCACGTACCTTGTTGCTAAGAGATTCCCACTTAGCCTCGCATTTATCCCTCGCTACTGACTTGGCATAGGTCTTCCAGAAGACATCAAAAGGAATGTTTAAAGACTTTGCTCTTTTGACTGTTGGGTTGGGTTTTTCCTCAGTATTAAAGCTGTCTTTTATATTGTCTTTAAGGTTTTCTTTAATTGTCTTTATAAGTGTGTCGCTTTCCGACACTACCCCTGTGTCGCTTTCCGACACTACCCTGTGTCGCTTTCCGACACTACTACCGCTTTCCGCCACTACTAGCGCTTTTCGCCACTGGTCAGACTCTTGGTTGACTGAATAGTGATTAACACAGCCTGATTTTTTTATCACCTGCACAAGACCAGATCTCACGGCTTGCTTAACGTGTTCATAAACTGTGTTAGGTCTATTTGTACCTAGAACACGCATGAACGTCTCAGTAGGAATTGCTGCTGATTTCTTGCCACCCATACCTTCTGTGTACCTAATCACTGTCAGGACTACTATGAACGCGCCAGGCTTGAGCTCTATTCCTGCTATATAGTCAATCATACTGTTAGGGCATTTATGCCAATTTGTGTGGAACAAGCCTTCACCCTCTTCTCTTCCCTTATCAATGGTCATTACTTGGCCCTCCATTAATTAGCGGGCTATAGGCTTTCGGCCTACTGCAGATCACTACTTGGAAGCCGTCAACTCTACCAAGGGAGATTAATGTAGGCTTTTGCGCTTGAGTGGGTGCCAAGCCGCCAACAGGTGTGCTATTATCATTCTCGTGGTGTTTAACCACTGATCTGAATGATGTCAGCTTGCCTGCTAGTCCTTGCCGCGGAGTTAGCACGAGAGTATTTATCAGTTCCAAGAAGCCTGAGCGAATCGCTCGGGCTTTTTTGTGGGCGCTTGTTTTACGCGGTGTGGTAGTCATCACTCCCTCCATGCTTGCGTCTTTGTTTGGCAGGCTTGCGCGCAGACTGGTACTTTTGGTAGTGATTTTTGCGCTTGGCGTGACTACGGTTACGTTTAGGCTGTGGGAAGGTCTTCATTGAGAGTCCTCCTTGTCAGCAAGTAACTCGTTCAGCTCAGCTTCTGAGTAATACTGAAAGTCATGGGCTAGGTATTGGCCAAGGTCAGCAAGTTTTTGCGCCTTAAGCTTATCACCGCTTTTAAGGTCGGCCTTGATAGTGCTGAACAACGCGTCAAACCATGAGAGGCGCTGCATTTCAGTTTCTTTAGCAAAGGCGGCATCGTCTGCTGTTTGATTAAGTGCTTCCATGCTATTCACCCACCTTTGCAAATTTTGATTGCGCCATCGCTTCGTTGATAGCATCCAATTGATGAGCAAGCAGTTTTACACGTCTTTCAGCAGCGTCACTTGATAGGCGTGTCATGGATAAAGCCTGACTTGAGCTGAGCTCACATTGATGGGTCATTCTTAAGATGGTGTTGATATCATTTAGCACGTCAATTGCGCCGCTAATGTCGCACGCAATATCAGAGAGCATGATCGTAGGTAATATGATTACCTCGTTATTATCTATTTCGGTCATATCAATTACTTTGCGCTGATTTGGCTTGCTGATAGGTGTTTTTTGGATTGACGCAGTCATATTATTCTCCCGCCTTGATGAATTTAGTGAGAGTTAATACTTCGTTCAGACGCTCTAATTGCGTGTTAAGTATCTCTGCCCATGTGTCAACGGTTGTCTGTGTTAGGCGGGCAAGTGACTGAGTGTCTGACTGACTAAGCTTGCTGTTATAAATAAGCCCAAGCAATGAAGACATATCGTCCAAAACATCAATCGCACCGCTCAACTCGCCAGCGTTGTTTAGTATCTTGGATGACTTAAGAAGCACTACTTCATCGTCATCAATACTGGTAGTGTCGATTAACTTGCGCTGGCTTAATTGAGTGGCATTACCGTATAGAGTGTTGATTGCTTGCTGGTTGGCTGGAGTGTTGCGGTAGAGGCTTGGCTGATGGTCGCCCGTTTCATCGTCAGAGGCTTTGACAAAGAATCCCTGAGCATCGTAATAGAAATAGTTACCATCATATGCAAGCGTCAATTCATCACGCTTACCGTATGGGTCTGCAGTCAATTCAAAAGGCTGATTGCTTAATGACGGACACAGCACAACATCACCAATGTCAAAGGTCGTTTGACTGGTTACCGGAATAAGTTTTGGGGTAGTGGTGCTTTTAGAGGTGCTGATTGGCGCAGTATTTTTTGAATTATCCATTATGGATAGCTCCTAACAAGTTTTGAGTTAATGTCACGCTATACAGTAAAGGTATAGGGTGACGGGTCTTACTCTCGGTCTTGTTAGAAACCGCCCCGCATATTCGTCCGAAGACTATTTTATTTTGCAGCGTCAACCCGTCATAGTCGGTTGGCAAGTGACTTGCCATAGATATGATGGTCTGCCCTCTTAATGCGCATAGATGCGCTCGTGGGGCTATGCTTGAGTAGATAGGGACAGCTTGAGAGGCTGCGCTATTATCAGGCATAAAAAAAGCCAATAGATTACGGCTGGCACGGCCGCTAACAAGTTTTGAGAGATCTCTATAGTACCGTTTGTTATCATCTGTTGTAAAGACTTGTTTTACAATATTCTTGAACGCCAAAAAATCACTTAAAAATGGGTAATCGCCCCTGTTACATCCTTTTTTTTGACTACCTAAAAATATATGAAATTTAGTAGTTTCTTCTAATTTAGTGACCATAGCCGCAACATGTCCAATAAGGCTCAAATTCTTATCATTTAGACTCGAATTTTGGCTATTTACACTCAAATTCGTGCCATTTTGGCTCAAATTTTTATAATGAAGGGTTTTTAAGTCGGTTTTAATATTATTGATCATTTTTGATTAACTCCCCTACGCTTGCGCTTATCTCAGCCAGTCGCATTGATGCTTCACTGACGCCTTCGTTCATGCCAGCAGTAGTAAGCCGCGCTAGTATGGCCATCGTGCCCAATCCGTTAGCATTACCATCGATAGATTGCTTTATCTGCTTAAGGTAGTCACGAGTAAGCCATGTGCCGCTAACGCCTTTTCTATCAGGGTATGTTTCGGTATTGGAGGTTGCCAGCGTGACACTCATGGCGATATCCATCACATCCATCGAGCAGTCATTAATCTTGTCAGCTTCAGCAGTCCCTTCTATGTCAGCTAGCTGCGCTAGTAGGTTGATAGCCTTGGCGTTGGTGGTGAGAGCACTCAACAGATTGTCGATATAGTCGTGAGGCAGCCATACGCCATCGTCAGCATTAAGAGCCGCTAACGCCTCATGGTTAGCTCGGTGGCCTTTCGTTACTTCGTTTATGCTGGCAAGAACACTTTCATTTTGGTCGGTTTTATCGCTGCCAGTTCTGCGAACATCGGCAGACGGGTTGGTCTGACCGCTCACGTACCTGGCGCGTATATCCTCTTCAATCCAATAGAGGCTAAATCGCTTACCATTTTCTGTCTTTATTTCACTTTGTATTTCAAGACCTCCTGATCTTAGGTCATGCACACGCTGAGCAAGGCATGTGATTTGATAGCGCTCGTAAGCATCCCACTTTGATATGGGCGCGCCATTCATAAGGTGCGCTTTGATGGTGTCTGTCTGTGTCGCTGTTACTGTTTGCCGTGGAGTAGTCATTGTTTTATGCTCCTTGTATTTCTGCTGATTGGCCTTCAAGCCATGCAATGACCTCACTATTACGCCATGCAGTCATAGTAGGAGACAGCTTCACTGGTGCTGGGAAACGACCATCTTTTGACCATTCGAACAAAGTGGTTTTGCTAAAAGGGATAAATGGTAGAAGCTGGCTTGCGCGGCTCATACCTTGTGGTGGCAAGTGCTTAACATAGTTTTCTTGCGCCTCCAGTTCGGCGCCGTCCTTGTTATTAGTAGTGAAAGGAATAACTGGCATGTCTGTAGTAGTCATGTCTAAAGCTCCATGTTGGTGAGTTGCGTATCGTATCGTTGCGTTACGACTACATGACTTAGACTAGCGTTGAAGATATAGGGCACGGCAATGGGCAACCATAAAAAAAGGGGCCGTGGCTGATGGGCAACCCTCCTTATTTCTTGGTTTTTTTTGACTATCATGAATAATTACTATGGGCGTACCATCTGGTACGCCCATTCATCCCAAATGGGATGATATTTTTATACTGGTATAAATTTTGGGCAATAAAAAAGGCGAGCAATTAAGCTCACCTCTCTGTTATTTCTTATGCTGGCATGTTGAATGGCGCTACTTGCCTGCGATTGCTTTACTGTCCTGATAACGCCTTGCTGTCCTGCAGCTGCTTGACAAATGCGTTGAATAAGGACTCTTGTGATTCTGGGATAGTCGCCTCTACTGTACCAGTCGCAGACTTAAGCTCGACCACAATTGTCTTGGTGGGGCCGCTACTAGGGGCGCTGTAATTTTGCTGCTTGCTAAGATTGGCCACGGCATCAATCGCCGATTGTGGTAATGCTGACTGCTGTGGCTGCGGGTATTTAGCCTCTAAACTAGCAACCATCCTATCAAATTTAGCCTGAACATCACTCTCGCCCCACCCATTGTTACGGTTGTTCTCGGCTATTTTGTAGATATTCCCCATCGCTTCAGTAAATGCATTACTGAATGACTTACCTGTTTTATCATCCCATCCAAAGCCAAGCTGTGCGGCATTATTTTTGTTTAAAGTAACGCTATTCACGGGATTGCTATTAACACTACTGGATTGGCTGTTACTGCTTGAATTACTCTCTCTGTTGCGCTCAAGCTTTGCCTGATAGTCCTCACTTCTTTTGGCATCGAGTCGTGCTTTCTCAGCCAACTCCAACAAATAAACCGATGGGCTTTTATACTTTGCTAAGTCACTAGCCGTTAGCCTTTGCCCTTCTTGCAGTCCGTTTAGCTCATTCCAACTAATGCCGCCAGTCGAATTACCAGCCTTTGCAAAAAGCTTGCGAGTTTCTTCCATTGCCTGTTCAGCCGATAGGCCTGCTGATTTCAAAAAGCCTTCAATCGATGTGCGGTTTTGTAGATTTCCACCAATGGCGGGCGCTTCCTCTTTGCCGTAAATCCGCAAATTTTGTAGCGTAGTATCAGCATTTTCAAGCGCCATTGCTTCCTTAACGCCTTTGATTTTCTCCTGCAGCTTTTCGTAGGCTGTGAAGGTTCTACTCGCAGCATTAACCATCTCGTTTCCTGCGGCACCTGCACTGCTGGCTAGGTTTCTATGTGATGAGGTCACTCTATCTACAGATGTTTTAACACGATCATTTGCACTAACTGCCTGACCTGCCTTTTCGACCACTACGCGCCCGTTCTCGTCAACCTCAACCGTGTACCCTTTGGCTGCTGCTTGCGCGCGAGTAAAGCTATCAATGACGCCACCATTTGCTGCGATGTTAGCCTTGGCTGTTTTGGTGAAGACCTCTTCTTGCTGCTGTGCTGTCAGCTCACCTTGCTTCATAACGAGGCTATAAGATTCTGTGTAGGCTTGAGCGTCTTTGGCTAACTCCTCACGGGTTTTTAATCCTAGGAAGCCGTAAGCCTCGGTTACTCCGTTAATGCCGTCCTTGAGTATGTCCGCTCGGTTCTTTACACCTTCCAAGCCATCAGCAAGCTCTTCACCAGTTATCTTGCCTTCTTTGTATAGCTCATTCCATTTAACGATTAGGGCTTCGATTTCAACCGTATTGCTGGCCTTATCGGACATTGCAGTAAGCGAGTCAACGAGTGCGCCACCTGCGTCATAACCTGCCTTCTCTAAGTCATCAAAGCCACTGACAAGCTCGTCAAGCCCTGCGCTAGACTTGATAAACTCCTTAGATAGACCGACACCAACCGCACCTGCCAGCTCGTCAATCTGCTCCTTGGTGCGTGTACTGGCAATAGTAGATTTATCAAGCTGCGTGACTAATATGCCGCCTGTCTCAGTCGCTTGTACCGCCAAGCCTTGCAGTGCTGCCGTTTTTTCAAGCTCGGAGGAGATAATGCCGTCATTGTCAGCAATACTCTTGGCCGCATATCTTGCAAAGTTGCTTTCAATCTCTTTGTAACGCTCATTGGCTAAATTGATGCCATAAGCTAAATCCTCACCTGATATTTTACCTTGTGAGCTTAACGCACTAAGAGACGATATAATGTCGTCAACTGCGCCAATGGTCTGCGCCTTCGGCACGGCGTCTGTCAACGATTCACGCATTGATGTGCCAGAAACTTGCGCTTTAAGTGCTACTTCCGCAAAGCTCTGACCAACGCCAAGATATGCAGCCTGTACACCTTTGGATGACTCAACAATCACTTCGCCTGTCTCACTGATTGATGCTTGCAACTCTTGCCCTGCTAGTTCAAGCCGCATGTCATCAGTGATAATCATGTCATTAGCGGCAATCTTAGCTTTGGCCACTTTAATGTATTGTTCTTCCATCGCTTCAGCGGCATAGCTACCTTTAGCAACCATTTCATCGTAGTTTTTAACGACTTCGACCACGGTTTCATCAAGTCTGTCTTGGGCAGTTTTATTCATCTCAGCCCATGCTTCGCCAGACTTAGACTTAAAGTCCATCATCTTTTGTTCTGAGCGTGCGTATAGCTCTTCTTGCTTGGCGATTAATGCTTCGCCCATTGTCGAGGTTTCACCGTTGAGCTTGGCAATACCGATCAACACGCTGCCAATAATGCCACTGATTGTACCAAAAACACTGTCAGCTGCGATTGATAGGCCACGTATGACATCAATCGCTACGCCTGTTACTACCGCAAACCGCTGCATGTGCTTTGTGATTAATCCCACATCATTACCAGCTTCTACCGCCCCACTGATAATAGAAGTCAATTCACTAAACGCACCGTAAACATCTTTGACAAGAGCAAATAAAGCGGCGGACTGCTCTAATGCAAAATCAAATGACTGACCAATGGCAGCCATTGTCGCGGGGTCAATATTGTCAATAGCATCGCTAATGTACTGTATGCCCTGAGCCAATCGACCAGATTGATTGACCGTTTCATTTAAGCTGCCAACGAGTTCAAACACCGTCGTTTTCATGTTCTGAACGGAGTTTGCAAAAGTCGTTGGTAGTGTCGCAAATTCATCATTAATGGTTTGCGTTTGTGATCTTACAGCTTCAATGACCACTTCACTTGTCAGTTTACCTTCAGCGGCCATTGCTCGCAGTTCGCCTTTGGTCACGCCTAAGCCATCAGCCATAGCAGTAGCTAAGCGCGGCGCCTGCTCCATGATGCTGTTAAACTCTTCGCCACGTACTACACCACTTTGTAACTTAATGTCCCGCTGAATCGCTTCTAATCTCAACGCGGTGTGCTTTGACACCCGCCTACACTCTCATGTAGGAACAGACTATATCATCCTCTCGTTGAGAGGCTTCCCGTTTCGCTTTAAAGGCACAATGCCTACCGCTTGGCGCTACTCTACTCGGTTCTACTGTCTCCAGCAGCCTTTCGATAGTCGTTGAACACGTCCCATAGCTTTACGCCTTAGGGATTTCGCTGCTAAGGTTGTCTCTACCTTGTCTTTTTCAAACCGTTACGTTTATTGTTTCCAATTCCGCTTTGGTAGACAAGTCTAGCGAGAGTTTCCAGCAATTAGAGAAGTTTGCAACACGTATTACTACGCATTGGGGCTACTACTTAACCCTGCACAAGCTGAATGATTGCAGCATCCGCACTGGCCGCGCTACCACCTGATAGTTTGATCGCTTCATTGATTGTCTTGGTGACACTCAATATCTCGCCTTGCGCTAAGCCTAACGACTCAGACGCTTGGGTGATACGTGCGAAAAGCTCCCCTGTGTTTTCAATACTGGTGAAGGTTTCCTTTGCAATATCAGTCACACCTTGAAAGCCTGTGACGAACGCCGCGCCTTCACCAGTGGCAAGTTTTACCTTTGCCTCTAACGTGACGAAAGCATCTGACATCTCGATAATTTCAGCCGCACCAATACCGATACCAGCTGCCGCCAATAGCCCTGTCAATCCGCTCATGGCTGTTCTGAGCTTACCAACGTTGCTACTGAAGTTATTCGTACTAACATCCGTGCGTCTTATCGTATCATCAACACCGTTAAGCTCACGCTCAAGTCGTCTGATCTGCTCTTCAGCTGCGCGTGTTGCTCGTTCAATCTCTGCCGCTGGTCTTCCGCTGTTCTGTTGAAAGTTGACCAGTGTACGGTTGATTTGGTCAATCTCACCGCGGATAGTTTCGGGCACTCGGATGTTAGCCATTCGATAGAGGGCATTACGAGCATTGTCAGTACTGGTGCTGGCACGGTTCATTGCGCCAGCCAACTCATTGGATAGCGATACGCTCGCGCTACGTGCGCCATTCAGCTCTTGCTCTAATCGATTAACCCTATCAGCGGCCTCGGTTAGCTCGGTGGGCGACGCATTAGTCTGCCCTAGTCTGACAGCCTCTTGTCTTGCTACATCAAGCTCACGGCCTAATCGCGTCACCTGTAGCGCTGCTGTTTGCATAGCGCTATCAAGCTGTTCACGGGTAATGTTCGCGCCAGCCCCCATCTGCCGCAACTGATCGGCAACTGCTTTTAGTTCAGACGTCAGCCTATCTGAACTTACATCCCCTAACCCTGTTAATAGTGTTTGCGCTCGTTCAGTGTCGGTACCCATTTGCGCCAGATTACGTTCTACAGCCTGTGTAAACTGGCTAAATCGGTCGCGTGCCTGGTTTACACCTGCATTAAAATTTTCGTTCAGTAGTCGTAACTGTACGCTGAAATCTAAATCACCTGCCATCTTGATAACTCCATGATGCACCGTAACGGCGTGTCACGGCTTACATAGTTATGCTAGTACTGGCGATATAGGGCACGGCAATGGGCAACCATAAAAAAAGGGGCCGTGGCTGATGGGCAACCCTCTCTATTTCTTAGTTTTTTTTGCAAGTACAACAGGTACATTAAGTATTTTAATATCCCATAATTGTTTAGCTAAAGCGTACTGACCCATTTTTGACCTTACAGGATTAGTGACTGTATTCAATCTCTTACCTAAAGAACTCTTAGAATCTAAACCTAGGCTTTTAGCAGCCACCTCAAACCTACTGTTGTGTGAATTATGATAAGTATTTTGTATTTTGTTACTTTGATACATTTGCTGCCATAAAACTAAGGCTAGGTGCAATTCAGGCGGATAAATAGCTTTATTCAATGTGCACCAATCAAACTCTACGACGTGATCACTAGTAGGATTATTCGTCCGATGGTCATTAGTCTCTTTCAATTGATTTTTCAGTTTATTTACTTCAGCTCGTGCTTTGTTAAATTCAGCGGTCAGTTGTTCATTCTTCTCTATAAGACTTTCAATCGTACGCTCACCAACCTCGCTAACCTGTTTTGGCTGGCTAGATTCTATCTTTTTATCGGCGCGTAACTCGGTATTTTCTTTTAATAGCTGATCGATGGTAGCCTGAGCATCTTTTAGCAAAAACTTATGAGCTGGATGGCTATGAATTATGCTATCAAGCTCTGCATCCTCTAGTTTGGCGGTTAGGTTTAGTATCTTGATATTTGCCTCTATTGCCTCTTCTGTCATTTCGGCCAATTCGTCAGCATAGGTTAGTGTTCCGTCGTTAAAACCCTCATAAACAAAACCATAACTCGCCAACCATGTCTTGGTTTGCTTAGCTGAAATTTGACCTGAATCATTAGGATTTAGTAAACCACCTTCAATGGCTTTGCTAACCATTCTTGAGTGTCTTAGATAGTTATCATTGTGATTAATGCACGTAGGATTCTCATCAATAATTAGGCATGCTATCTCTTCTTCTGTAAATAACGGATAGGTAATTAACAACCTCTGGTTTTCACCTAAATCATTCATTACATAATCTTTCTTTAGCAGCTCTACGCTGTTGACAGATGATTGCTTTTCAACATTTATTGGATTTTCTTTTCTGACTTTTTCAAGGTCTGAACTGACTAGATGCCCCACCTCTGAATATGCAAAGTAAAAATCTCTGAATGGCTCTCTATCTGCTTTCACTGTACCTATTTGATAATCATCAAGAGTATCGTAAACACTCCGTAATATCTCAGAAGCACTTTTATATTTGCAGTTATTTGTTTGAGAAACCAACGAATATACTTTGTTCTTAAGCCTATACAAGTGAAAATCATTTATATAATTTTCAAGTATGTACTTCACAGTAATTTTTAAAGGATGCCCTGCTCCAAAGCTTTCAGACTTACTTAAATCATTTACGAACTTATTTACAGCGATATATTTTTTATGCTCCTCTTCTACCAACCTATCAATAGGTCTCTCGACACTTTCATCTTTTACTGTATGCTCAACGTCAAGAAAATGCAGCAGCCCATTTAAAGGCTCGAAGCTTAAAAGATCTGATACCTTAAAGTAAGTAGTAGCACCTTTATTAAATAATTTTATGAGTTCTTGCTCTTCTTCAACAGTTAGTCCATCAAGGCTGTCACTATCCGCAAGTACCCAATCAAGATTGTCTTCTGGCATTGCAACCATAATGCTCTCTAAGAAATCATGAATAATTTCTTGAGAATTCAGATTGGGCAACATCTCATATCTCGGACCTGATGAGAATACATTTAGCGTGTCAAAACCTTCGCAGTCTAGATATTTAACAACATCCCAAAGCGGCTCGTTATTAGCACTAGATAAACCATATAAAAGGTCAGGAAAGACAATGTAGTCCTTTGTTAGCTCCGAAATCCGATCCTTTAGACGCACACTTATACCCTCACACACACCCCTAAAAACTAAGAAGGTGCAAGGCAGTGCCAGCCTGAGGGTGTGTAAAACGGCTGGCGTTCGGGTAATTAGTCCTAGCCTTGCATAGTAGTTAAAGCGTGATGTTAGCCACGCTTTTGTGTTTGTTGTTTGAAGCTAGCGTGAATAACGTTATCTAACTTGCCAGCATAAGCATCATCAATGAAGCTTGCCCATTGGTGCATCATGTCTATTCTGTATGGTAGGTGCTGAGCACCGTTGTAGGCTGCGCTGATTTTATTTTCCCTATCATGTGCCAGCTGCAGCTCTATCGCTTCGTGCATAAATTCTTTTTCGTGCAATGTAGTGCTGGCAAGACCGCGGAAGCCATGACCAGTCATGCGGCCTTTATAGCCCATTCTCCATAAGGCAGTAATGAACGCGTTTTGACTATATGGCTTGCGCGTTGAGGTATTAAAGAAAACGTATTGATTCGAGAAGCCTAGTTCTTTGATCTGGTCCAATATAGCCATTGCTTGTGGCGCTAATGGCACAATATGCAAACGCTTGGCTTTCATTTTCTCAGCAGGTATGCGCCATAAGCCATGTTTGTAATCAATCTCAGACCACTCCATAAAGCGGAGCTCACTAGTACGTACAAATGTATAGCACATAAACCATAAGCCTAGTTTGACCAGTAAATCACCCTCATAGGCGTTAATATCTTGAAGTAGCTTAGGTAGCTGTTGAGAGGTTACACGGCTGTGGTGCACGGTTTTACGCGGCTTGATAGCTTCAGCAAGGTCAGTAGCGGGATTGTGGATTGCAAGTCCGTTACGTATAGCGTGTTTGAATATTTGTCCCACTTCCCTAATAGTACGCTTCGCCATTTCACCAGCGCCACGTGCCTCTACTGCCTTACCAATAGCTAGGACATCAGGTGCGGTTATGTCATCTATATTCTTTTGGCCAATAGAAGGCTTGATATCACGCATGTATGCGGAGTAATTACGGGAGAAGGTACTTTCTGCTAGGTAGGTTTTACGTTCGGTATACCAATCTTGTGCGACTGTATCAAATATCTTTTTACCGTCTTGGTTGGCTTGCTGCTCTTTCTTGTGGTCTTTCGGATTCACACCATCAGCTATTAAACGTTTAATCTCAATATTGCGCTGGCGTGCATTTTGAAGGCTCATTACTGGATAGGTGCCAATAGTGAGAGTTTGCTGCTTACCTTGCCAGCGGTAAGCACTGATCCATGACTTAACACCTGTATAACGAACCCATAATTGCAGCCCGTTACCGTCACTGTGTTTGTCAGGTCGCTTAGTATCAATGGAAATGCTACTGGGCTGTAGCTTATTGATAGCGGTATGAGTTAGGGGCAC